TCTTTTTGGGTTTCTTATCAAATAGGATAACTTGCAGAAGTCGTTTGGTTACTCACTTAACGTATGGCCATTCCATGATATTGTGTAGCCTCCGCGTAGAAAGTGGTAACGATGTGTCTTTAATAGAGTACGAAAGAACCTTGGAGAATACTTATAAAAAAAAGACAGCCTGAAATCACTTCCAAGCTGTCTCGTATCTGAAATTTGTAATTTTCAATGTAGAGCGACGATTCGCTCTCTTTGGTTATCCTACAATCTTTGTTCTTTACCTTTTACTAATACCTTACTGATTACAATCTTAAACCTAATAACTAAAAACCTAAATCTATTACTAACCTAAACAATCTATTAACCTTTTGACACTGCAAAGGTACGACGATTTCCCGTCTTTCTTAATCTAAATCAAGTCACTGCGTGCGATAACAAAAGTAAGTTACGCCGTTGATAAGGTTATGATACACTATTTTACTTTATTAAACTTTATGGCCGCTCCACCGTTCTTGAGCAGTGGCAGGGTGATGCGCTCACCCGACTTGATGGTGTGCAGGGTCGTCGATACCTTCGTGCGGGTGTTGAGCTTCGGGTCGTCCTGATAGAGGCCCATGGCGTACTTGCCTTTCTTTGGCAGGAAGTCAGCCGTGTTGACGGTGATCGTGCGTGGCTCCAAGCCGTTGAGCACACCGACGAACCATGACGAGCCGGAACGGCGGGCTTGCACGATATACTCTCCCGGCACGCCGTCGAGTGCCTTTGACTCGTCCCACACCGTGGGGCAGTCCTTCCAGAAGTTCAGTTCCTGCTCACCTTTGTAGGCGGTCGGCAGGTCATACCAGAAGAGGAACTGGATGGGACTGTAGTAGACCACCGACATGGCGAGTTGATGAGCCTTGGTGTTCTTCACCCGTCCGTTGAAGTAGCAGAGCGTGTAGTCGGCGGGTCCGGCGAGGAAGCGTGTGAAGGGCAGCGTGGTGTTGTGGCGGGCATCGGGCATCTCTTCGTTGCTACCAATACCCTCTCGCGTCATCAGGTTGGGATAGGTGCGGCTCCATCCCGTCGGACGGTATTCGTCGTGAATGTCCACCATCAGCTTATGCTCTGCGCATTTCTTCACGGCATTGTGCAGCCAGGTGGAGTCGGCCGACACTTTCGCGAGATAGCGCTCGGTGTTGGCTTTCCATCGGGCGAGGTCAGCGTTTTCCTTTGCTTTGGCTTTGGCCGATGCGCTGAGAGGGAACAGCAACATCGTCAGCAGGATAAGATAAAGGACTGTATGTTTCATGCGTTTCGTTTTTTATTAATATAACGTATAAAGTCTCGAATCTACGTAATGATAGTCACTTTTTTGTTTTGTGTTTCCTTGCTTCTTGCATATTGTAGTATGGTACTTGTTGGTTTTTCTGACAAAAAACGGGCTCTGAGAAGGCGTTCTTTTCCAGCAAATCGTCTTTTGTTCCGATTTTTGCGAATTTTGAGCGGTTTTTATAAAGTTCAGATACACAATAAGATATGGGAAATGACGCTTTTGGCTCTTTATCAGAAAGCCTTTCTGACCAAAAATTCTCTAGAGAATTTTCTGTCATCTCGGTTGTTTGACACGGTCATCTCACCTTTTTGATCGCATCAAAAGGCCTTTTTGACCAAGCCAGCTCACTGTTTTCTCTCTGAGCCGACCGTTTTTTGGTGTCTTCATCCTCGTTTTCCTTGATTTTCACCTCACGTTTCTCTCTAGAATGACTGGAAATGTTGACATAGGTTTGTTAAAAGTTTTGTCGGCTTGTCTTGGCTTCTTCTTTCTTCCTCCTTATGGTTTTATACTCAGTATTTATTCGCTTGCTTTGTTGCCAAATCCAAATAAATTGCGTAAGTTTGCAAATTCTTGCCGTTGACAATGTAGATGCCCGGCTGGGAGATGGTAGAGACGACCAGGTCAAAACGCCTTTCTGACCTTGTGAAATCACCGAGATGACAGCATCAGAAAGGCTTTCTGATAATGTAAAATTATGTTTTTCTTAATGAAATAAGTACTCTATATTTGTATTGCGTTGTGTATCAGTTGTTTATGGAAAGGATCTCAAAATTCGCAAAATTGAGAGCAGCATAGTGGTTGGTTCAGAAAATCGCATAGAAATCGGCCGAAAATTGTCAGTTTACTCAACAAAGAACATGGATAACAACATGCCCGTTGTATTGATGCTGTAAATGTTATATGTGTTATAAAATGTGTGTCATTGTTTGTGTATTTGCTACTTTTTTGCTAATTTTGCAGTATATTTGTAAGAACCGACGCCCGTCTCCTTTCTGCAGAGCAGCCGCGCCAACAACTTTAGGTACATGGAAAAGGTAAAAAGAAGTAAGAGAGAGTGGATGCGGCGTTATGTGAGCTTCGTCTTTATCCTGTTTGTTATCGCCTTTGGCACTTCGCTGTCGATACGGGCTAATCTGGGGTCGTCCCCCATCTCGGCACCACCTTATGTGCTGTCGCTCATCCCCGGCATACCGCTGACGATGGGTGTCATCGTCATCTGTATGCACGTGCTGTTTATTCTCATACAGATTTTGTTGCTCCGCCGTAACTATGAGTTGCGGCAACTCTCCCAGATATTGGTGTCGTTTCTCTTTGGCTTCTATACCGACCTGACCATGTGGCTCACGGGCTTCATGCAAGTGCCGGCGTCGCTGCCTTATGCTGTGGGCTATCCGCTGCAATTCGTGGAGTTGCTCATCGGTGGCGCGTTGCTGGCTTTCGGTATAGCTTGCGAGGTGCGCTGCGACTCGTTGATGCTTGCCGGTGAGGGACTGCCGCTGGCTATCTCCAAAGCTGTGCATGGTGATTTCGGCAAGGTGAAGATGTGCTCCGACACAGGGCTCGTGGCCATTGCCGTGGTATTGATGTTTCATTTTTGGGGGCGTTGGGACTGGAAGATGGTCGGTGTGGGTACCCTCGTGAGCATGTTCTATGTCGGTTTCATGGTTCGCATCTTTGCTCCACACATTGCCTGGCTCGACATCATCTTCATCCCGGTTGATGAGCGTCAGGAGGAAGCTGCGGAGAAACACGAAGAAGAGGCAGAGGAAGACGCCGTGCCGTTTGTCGTCACCATTGCGCGCGAGTATGGCAGTGGTGGCTTGACACTGGGTAAGATGCTCGCCCAGCGGCTTGGCGTGGACTACTACGACCATGCGATCATCGACGAGACGGCAGAGCGGTTGGGCTACTCCTCTGAGTTTGTGCGGGAGAATGAGCAGAACATCAGCAATGCCAAGTTATGGGAACTCATCTTCACCGACAAGAGTATCCCGATGTCGATGAATCCCTCGCATGACAATGCCATCTTCGTGAGCGAGAGCCGCATGATCCGCACGCTGGCTGTGAAGAAGCCCTGCGTGATCATCGGGCGTTGTGCCAACTGGGTGCTGCGTGGTGATGCCAAAGCCTTCCGTGTCTTCGTGACGTCGGACAAGGACGATGCCGTGAAGCGGGTGATGGACAAAGACCATCTCGATGCCGCCGCTGCCACAAAGCGTATTGAACAAGTGAACAAGGGACGCAGCAACCACTACTTCCAATATACGGGGCGGCGGTGGACCGACGCCCACGACTATGATCTTGTGCTCAATACCAGTAAGCTCGGCATTAGCCGTTGCGCCGACATCATCGCTGACTGCGTGCAAAAGGGACAGAAATGATAAGTACAAGTATCTCTTTATTTGTTAATAAGTGATAATTATTAGCAGTTTTTCTCAGAAACATTTGGTAGTTTCGGATAATCCTCGTACCTTTGCAGTCGCAATTGAGATAATGAACATTATCTCGGTTAGCTTACATCGCGGAGTGGAGCAGTTGGTAGCTCGCCAGGCTCATAACCTGGAGGTCGCACGTTCGAGTCCTGCCTCCGCAACTAAAATGCCCGTAAAGTCTTATAATCAAAGGACTTACGGGCATTGCCGTTAGTAGCGGGACAAAAATGGGACAGTAATATGGATGGCATTGGCTGCATCTGTGCAGACAATGTTAAAAAAATGTGCTCCATAAAAAAAGAACTTTTATCTAATAATAAGATTCTCGGTTTTACCTTTCCGAAGCTGCATAAGGGGAAGGTATCTTATGTAGACTTCTTTTTCTACGATTCTCTCAGCGATTCTATGCGTAGAAAAAAGTACATGCTTGGAAGGTTTACGTCCAAGCGTGAACGTGACACGATGGCTGCTATTCTCATCAGTAATCTTGTTGAAAAGCTTAAAAAAGGCTGGAATCCTTTTGCCTCCACTATCATTACTCGGCCACAGGCTTCTTTCTCTGATGTCTTACAAAAATATGAGGACTATACCTTCTCTGCTGAGGAGAAAAATATCCTTAAGCATAAAACGGCTGTGGATTATCGTAGCCGGCTCAAGCAGCTTCGGATCTATCTCAAAGAGGCGGATGTGAAAATCCAGTTCGTCTATCAGTTTGACAAAGCTTTCGTGATCGACTTCCTCGACTATCTCATTCTCGACAAGGACGTGTCTGCCAAGACGCGCAACAACTACCGCACTTGGCTGTCCACTGTCGCCACATGGCTAAAGGACAGGCAGTATATTGAAAATAATTTTGTCGAAGAAATACACATGTTGAAGGAAGATGACAAGAAGCGTGACCCTATCCCACAGAAGGAACTTCGCCGGTTGAAGATCTACGGGCTGCAGCATAAGCCGGCTTTCTATCTCGCCTGCATGATGGAGTATTATTGTTTCATCCGCCCTGATGAGCTGCGCTATGTGAAGATTGGGGATATTAGCATCAAGGATCAGACGGTCTATGTCCACCCAGAGTTCGCCAAGAACCGCAAGGGTCAGTATGTCGCCCTCAATGACCAGGTGATAAAGATCATGCTTGACCAGCGTGTCTTTGACCATCCTTCCCACCACTATCTGATATCCCGCGACCTCACTCCCGGACCTGAGCAGTCCTACATCAACCAATATAGATATGAGTGGTCGAAAGTTCGCAAAGCTTTGGGCTGGCCTATGTCCTATCAGTTCTACAGTCTTAAAGACTCCGGAATACGTGACCTTGCCAATGCCGAAGGGATTGTTATGGCCAGAGACCAGGCGCGGCATACCGATGTCAGCGTCACCAATAAATATCTGAAGAATACCCGTTATGCACATGACGAGACCAAGCACTTTAAAGGGGAGCTATGATCACTCACCGCTCCCCGACGAAATTACATATAATCAATATAAAGTAGTACGTAGAATCTAAATCTCGTAGAAGTATCCCGTCTTCTCTTTCTCAACGCCGTCGTCCCTGACGTTCATCTCTATCTTGCTGCAGATGTACTTCTTGTTATGGAACATATACAGATTGGTAGGATCCGGGATTTCGTCAGTCACGAACTTGATGTTCACCAGATTCTTTGGATCTATGTTCATGGACTGAAATCTGCTTTGAGTCTTTTCACTTCTGCCGTTTCCGAATGTTCTGCCTATCGTGGCCGGTGTGCTCTCCAAGGCCAGACTACCCTTTTCGGACGCAATCGTATAAGAAGGATAACAACGGAAATCCGTGTACACAACAGGAACACGATAGTTCAAATCTTCATTTTCAAGTCTGTTTGTCGCAGCCACAGCCTTATGTGCTTTGATATTGACTACACAATTTGCTTGGAAAGCCACTGCCATACTTGACTCATCTGTACTCTCCTCATCTTTGGTAGTCGCTGAGCCTTCCATGGCATCCTGTACTGTATAGTAGTATTCACCGTTGTCATCTTCCTGCATGTTTTCCAGTGACGCCTGCTTCTCGTTCGTGACCGACGGCATGACCATCCATGCTATCTGTCCCGTGAAAAGTCCTGCCCATGGTGCTTTCTTCTCATCGTCATTAAGATTCTTATGTTGAATCATAGCCGCCGGACAGATAGCTATTTCCTCTTTGTTGTCGCTGTTGATATCACGGATAACAGGATTGAAGAATCCACATTGTGTCAGTTGCCATGTCAGGTTCTCATTCTCAGGATTGCCGTCGGCCGGCAACTCAGCATAGATATAATAGTTGTCTCCGGTTTTGAAGATCGTCGTACGTTGCTCTTTTATCGTCATGTTAGCGATGGCGTCGAGCATCTCCTTGCGCGTTCCAAATTCAATCGTCTTGTATTCTTCCAATACTTCTTGCGAAATACATTCTCTGAAATCTCTATCCGAGGCATCATCGAAGGCATAAGCGACGTTTGATGTTACCAGGTTCTCAAGGCTTCCTTCTTCATCATGCTCTACAGTGAAGTCATCTTCGGCCTCGTATGTGGCGAGTCCGTTGGCCAGCAATTCGTTAGTAGCTTTAATCCTTACTGTCCTCGATGTTTCATCAAATATGAACGATGCGTTGAAGAGCTTGCGGAACTCATCCAGGAACTTATACACCGTCCAGTGGGGCAGGGCATCCTTGATCTTGCCGGTCCTGCAAGCAGAAACGATTACGAGGCGGTTCCACGGATCCTTGTCAAGCGCATTCTCCGCTATTTTGTACCCCTCATATTCCATCACCTTCCGGAGAATGTAGAACAAATATGGCATGGGCGCAAGATTGTACATAAAATAGAAAGTGCCTTTCTCCTTGTGTCCGTTTACCTTCATATCGCCTTTAAATGTTCCCACTCTGTTGGCCAGAATGGAATTACTCTCATCATGTATAGTAGAAAAGACGGCCACACCTTTCTGCCCGACAATATTGGAACTGCTTAAATCAATGTGAAGAGCATAGTTTTTCAACTTCGAGAGTTTATAAGGTGGCTTGAATCCAAAGCGTTGGAGCATGGCTGTGTCAAGTCCGGAGTCCAATACAATCTCGGGATAGTCAATCTCATCGATATATTGCTTCTCGAATTTTGAGTTGTATTTTACCCTGCTTTTCCCCGCGCTGATCTGCAATTTCACTTCTTCCTTATTGATGGCGGTGACGATACCCTTGCCGCTCATCACGAGTCTGTTGGCAGCATACAGGCGGCACTCCTCGAAATCCGCGATCTTCTTGCGCACGTCGAGGCGCTGCACGTTGCCGAATACCTCCCGGTTCGCGGCAATGGCCAGAGGAAACGTGATGTCGTAGGTGTAGGACCCTGACGACTTCACGTATTCGTTCTCCATGGTAATCTTTATATTCTGCGTGGTAAGGGGATAGGCCTTCTTGCCATTGAGTGTACATACTATCATAGCGTATCTTATTTATTGTTTTGCAGATGGTTCCAGTGTCTCTCCGCTCTTTTGAATTTCTCCATCGACACGTCAATGCCGTCATCGATGGCAGCCCCGAGTTTTTCGAGGGTCTCGTTTGCCTTTTGTAGCGTCCCTGCGATGTCGCTGTTGTCAGTCGTGACGTTGACCTGCGGAGCATATGCGATGGCAGCGCTGCCCCCATTGCCCAACGAACGAGTCACATCATCTGCTGTTAATGACGCAACGCGATTATTTTTCTGCGCTTCGTCGATGAGCGAGAAGACAGGACGGAGTTTGCTGTTGTTCACCGCCTCGTGGTTAGCCACGAACTCACCTTCATGCACGACGCCGGCCTTCTTATGGTAGTCCTTGCCGCCTGTGAATCCGCCGACATAATAGCCGGCTTCCTCTGCCTGGTGCTGTTTCTTGATGGTGGCGATCTGCATCATGCCGGCAGCGGTGGCCATGGCAGCTGCTACGGGTCCGAGCCACACGTTTATCTTAGAACCTGACGCATAGGCATTGATGGCAGCGAGAGCCGTGGAGGCGAGCGCCTGGGCGATCTCTATCTTCATGGCTTTCTTGTTGGCTTTCGTCTTGACCTTGGCCAGCTCCTTATCCCGCTTCTTTTCGAGGCGTTCCTTCTTCTTCGAGTTGTTCCCCGCCGCGTCTATCTGCTTTTGATAGTTGGCCGAGATCTTTGCCGTCTCCAAGTCGCTGCACGCCTGAGCGTAGGACGAAGCCGTGCCCATGAGATTGCTGATGCCACTAAAGGCTGCCTGTGCGGCGGCGATCATTTTATCCGCCGTTTCCTGACTGAGCTGCTTTTTTGCTTCCTGATACTGCGCGAAAGTAATCTCATCGTTATTATAGAGCTCCGTCAGCTTCTCATTGACTGTCTGCTGCTGTTTTACTGCGTCGAAAGCTGCGAATGTGGAGATAGCCGGATTATCATTGTTATATATGCTATTGTCATCGTCGACGTTAGCCCTACCCTTGGCTTTTTGCAGCGCGTCGGCACCTTGCTGGCGCAGAAACTTGTCAGAGTTCTGCTCAGCGCGCAGATCCTTATATTTATTCTTAATGTGCTCTATGATGGCATCATATTCCTCTTGTGTCATCTGCCCGGTCTCTTTCAGCACACCAAACATCCGCGTGATACCTTCCTTCTCGAGGATTTCCTGCTCGGCGAGGTTAGTCTTTCCCATCTCCTTGCGGTATTCCAGCAGCCGTTTTTCAAAGTCTTCCTGCATCTGCATCCTGTGCTCAGCCTCTTCCTTCGTGCGCTGCAGTTCCAGCCCGTGCCATTCTTTCGACCCCACGCTATAGAGCGCCTGCTGCTGTTGGATGTACCGTATCTTCTCCTGGAAGAGGTTCTCATCCAGCAGACGCTCGTTCTGATAGGCCATGGCATTTGTCTTGTCGTAATATTGCTTGCGAAAAGATTCCTCCCTCCGTAGATGGTCTAGCTCCATGTCCTGACGTTGGATATCATTGAGCTGTTCCTGATAATCCTGATCAGCTTTGGCACGCCCATCGAGCAGCTTCTTGTAATCATCTGAGTTTGCTCCATATATCACTTTCAGCTTGTCGTAGTAGGCGACAGCAGCATCATGCCTTGTCTTGATATAGGAAGAGTAAGCGATGTCACCTTTCGAGTAGGCTGTCATGGCGATAGCGAGCTGTTCGGAGTAGTTCGCCTTGACCTCGTCAACTTCTTTCTTTAAGGCCTCCTTGCGTGCCTTCTCAGCGGAACGCTGTCTTTGCCGCTGCTCACGCTCAGCTTTGGCAGCTGCTCTTGCGGCTGCTTTTGTCTTCTTTGGGTCTGTATATGTCGAAGTCCCGCCCTTGGGCTCCTTGATATCTGTATTCCCCGGAGAGTCCAGCAGATTAGAATTCTTTCTTACCTGCTTTTCCAACTCTTTGGAGATCGTCTCATTATTTTTTATGATTGTCTGCTCCTGGTTGATACGTGTCTTGTTCCAAGCCACCATCTCCTGCGCCTGCTTAATCTGCTCGTATTGCTTCTTGGTGATCTCTACGTCCGAGATAGTGCCATTCTTGTTTTGTCGTCTGATCCAATATTGTCCTCGGAATGTAGAACCCATGATCTGGTCGGTCTCATCATTGAAACCGTTGGCAGCCATCTGCTGCTGATAGAACTGCATATTGCCTTGGCGAGCCTTTAACATCGTCTGATGGTTCAGCGTACTGCTCTGCAAGGTTACTATCTTGTTAAAGGCAGCCTGTGCCCTTGCTGCTGCTATGAGGTTGTTGCAATAGGCTTGCAGCGCGGACACATTGTTGTTGATGAGCTTGCCTTCTCGTGTCAGCGTACCATGGTACGATGGCACCATCTTCTTCAACTGAGTGAGCGCCTTTTGCCGGTCTTCCAGCTTCAGGTTGTTGTCCTCGACGATGCGCTCCAATTGCTTCAGCTTTGTTATCTGCTCTGCTGTGTCTTCATTTGCCTGTTTGTCGATTTCCGCCATTATCTGCTTTTTCTGATTATACAGATTGGCAGCATTGGCAGCTGCTTTCTCCTCTTTGCTCAGGTTGCTGAAATATCCAATCAGGCTAACGATGCCGACGGCTACCGTTGCAAGTACCGAGGCCAACAATCCCCATGGATTGGCCTTGGTCACTGCATTAAGTTCCGTCTGCGCCACGGTCAGTGCCACGGTATCCTTCTGCAGAGCACCTACGGCCAGGGTATACAGTCCGATGGCAATGGTTTTGGCTTTGTTCCATGCCACCTCCGCCTTGTCGAGGATGGTCTTGCGTGCCTGCCATACGGTCATGATCTTCGTCCAGTTGGCCGCAATCTTCGTGGCCACAGAGTATGAGCCTATGACAATGGCCAGCTTTGCAATCATACCGATGTTATTCTTCAGCCATGGTACAATGACTGCGAGTGCGTGCACAAGTGCCGATGCCCCCGTGATGGTATATTTCACCACTGGCATGAGCTGCTCGCCGAGCTCTATGCTCAGGTCCTTGAAGTGTTTCTTTGCCTTGTCCAGCTGTGCCTGTGCGCTCTCGTTTGCACGGTTAAACTCATCCATCACCGACTTCCCGGATGCGTATGCCGCATTTGCCGTGTTCTCTGCGGTCACCACGTCACCGAGCTTATTGGCCAATACCGACAACACCTGCACGGCACGGCTTCCGCTAAGTCCCATCTCGTCGAACATAGGAGCGAGCTTATCAAATCCGCCCTTCCCCTTCATCGTGGCAAAGAACTGGAGCAGGGCTTGGTTGGCATCGGTCTTCAGCATGGTCGTGAACTTCTTCACGTCCACGCCTGCGAGCTGTGCGAATTTTGCCGGCTCCTTGAACATGGCCGTAATCAGCTGGTTGAGCGAAGTGGCCGACACCTCCACCTCCTGCATGTTCTGGTCGAGGACGGAACCGAAGCTCATAATCTGTGGTATTGTCATCCCTGCCTGTTTGGCCACGCCCGCCATACGGGCAGCGAACTCCACGAGATAACCGCCACTGGCTGACGACGACTGCGACAGCTCGTTGATGCACGAGCCTGTCATCAGCATAGCCTTGTTCAATCCATGTTTGTCATCCTCGCCAAAGGCCATGGCCATCTTACCTATCTGCGCCACGGCATCGTCACCGAGGTCATCGCCGAGGGCTACGTTGATCTTGTCGGCTGCGTCGACAAAGTCTTTTGCCCCTTTCTGCGAGCCGATACCGAGCCGGCCGGCGGCACCTGCCAGCTGGTTCAGCTGGTCCCGTCCAGTGCGTGTGTTTATCTTCTTGAACTCCTCGTTGAGAGCCACCACCTGGTCTTTCGCCATCCCCGTGTATTTCTGCACGTCCACCATTTGTTCGTCCATCTCGGCATAGTCCTGCACCGAGTTTCGGATGGTCATAGTGATGCCAGCGATACTTGCCGCCACACCCGCGAGTGCCGTCTGGTAGCGGTTGAGCTTATCAGCGATCTTGCCGAAGGCACTTGGCTGCTCCCTTGTTGCCTCGTTCATTCTCTGCATTTCGGTGCGGCAGGCCTTGACACGGTCGGCAAGTGCCTTGTATTCCTTTGAGTTCCGTGCCACGTTGCCAGAGCGCAGCTCTTTGTTGAGCGCACGCACCGTTTGGGATAGCTCTTTATAACTCGCCTGCGAGAGGTCTTTGACTGACGTCGAAAGCCCATTGATATACTTCTTCTGCTCCCTAATCTTCGAGGAAACGCTATCAATGTCCGTCTGCATGTCAGCGGCCAGCTGATGGTTCTTAGCAGAGGACGATGCATAAAGAGCCTTCTGCTGCTCCTTCAATCGCTTCTGCTGCTCCTCCAGCTTTTTCAACTCAGATTGAGCCTGACGTGAGTTCAGCTCAATCTCCGCACGAAATTTCTCCGTATTACCAGGCATAATTTATTTTATTTTTCTTGCTCTTTCAGATAATTTACAATAAGCCCAAATCAGCGCAACCGCCACGTCGCATATCCCAAGGAAAACCAGCACCTTCTCGTACCATGGCTCCTCCTTCTCGACATATACATTCTTTGGCACATACTGCGGGATGGAATCATGTACGATGCTGTCTTTCCGCATGATGAAGCGAACCGTTGAAGCGCTGCGTGTGTCCTGATCCTGTTTCACGAGCCATGCTTTATCCATTCTGCTGATACGCACGCCGTATCTTGCCATCATAGCAGAGTCAGCCTGCTGTATGATGGTTGTGTTGTTCGATACCACGCTATCCCTATGATATATTGTATCATGCTGAAGGATGGTGCGCTCGTGCACCTCCGGAACGATGACCTTCTTCGAGGCGCATGAGGAGAAGAGCAGCGCTATCAGTCCTATGAGGAACAGGCCGATGACCACTTTGTCATAAGCCTCCCATATATCAAAGTGAAATTTACTGCGCATATCTCCGGGCCTCCCACTCTCTACGTTTCACAAGTCCGTCGAGGACTTTGTTGTTACAATATATCCATCGCCGGAACTGAGTCTGTACCTCTGCCACCGGACGCCCCGCCTTGACGTATTTGAAGAGCGTAGAGCCCTTCAACCTACCGAGCCCGAGGTTAAAGGCGAAGTCAGCGAGGGCGTCGAACTGCCCTTGCGTCTTCACCTGTGGAACCGCTGACAGGAATTTCTCGATGGGAGCGAGGTCACTCAGCAGGTAGCGCTCCGCCTCACTCTTACTGATTCGGTCATATTGCCTCACGCCTTTGGTGTGGCCATAACCTATTGTCCACGTGTCATCACTTTTTTTGTACGCTGTCAGACTCAGGCCCTCGGCCTGTCTGACATGCTCCAGCAGCTGTTTTGATGCTTTCTTCATTGCCTTGTGTATTCAGATAAGATTTTAGATATGGAATTCTCTCGATGAACTCAAACCTCAGTACGTAATAGAGGAATGCGAAGATCATCCAGGGCGTAGAGCCTTTCTTGAAGATCTTCTTGCAGTTCTTGATGATATTCAGCCCATAGAAGTATATCACCACATAGGTCACATAACTCACGCACTGTAAAGCGCCTTGCTCTTGACTTTTGAATTTCCCTATTGCGTAGATGCATGTACAGAAGACGAAGAATACCGTCGCCTCTCCAATGCACCGAGCGGCTTTCTTAAACTCAAAATCCTCCTTATTTGCTATCATTCCGGATAGATAGCCAAAAATGAAGTTTGCAAAAAAAATCAAGAATAGGGAGCTCAGTTCTCCTTGTAGTGGGCGGAGATAAGCAATCACGGCAAGGAAGATGCTTATCATCGTGTTCTTAACTATGTCGTACATGGATTCGGTCATTATCTTCGTTTTTTACGCAAAGATAATGTAGGTGCTAAGTTCTTGAAAATACGCAATTATTCCTGAATAATTCCTCGTTTGATAGATTAAAATCCCCGACACGGATTCGTGCCGGGGATTTGTTTATGTGAATTTAAAGAAGGTCTGTCCTTTGGACGTCGCAAACTGTTGTATGACGGTCGGACATGGTAGATCCTCTTTCGTGAAGTCATTGATGGCCTGGTCGATAAGGATCTTTGACCCGGTGAAGGCGTAGTACTCTGCATCAACTGCTGTGTCACGTCCTTCAGCGTCTTTCTTCTTAACGCACACATAGACCTCTTCTCCAGTATCCTGGTCTGTGTATGTCTTTAAGATCTTCTTGAATCGGATGGTGAGTGCGTCTTTGGCTTCCTCCTTTACTACGTCCTGCATATTCCCTTCACCATCCTTAATTTTGGTCGTTACCTTTTCCTTCTCGATTTTACTTTTGACTACCTTATAATCAATTAACAAAATCTTGTTGCCGTAATTACCCCCCCCGTTTTTTCGCTTGCGTAATTACAGATTGAGGAGAATTTAACCTTGTCTTCAGCTGTTAATCCCTCAAAGGGAGCCTTCACCCGCCGCCGGCGGATGATCTTACCTAATGTCTTTTCCATTCCTAACGATTTGATGAGATGTATTGAGTTTACATGTTTGATATACCCTAATTGTGATGCGCATTTCCTCCTGATGCTTTCTTCATCGTATCCTTTCTTTTGAAGTAGATGCACTTTCCTTGCAAGTTTCTGTTTGTTGCGCTTGGCTACCAGCACTCTGTCATGATAGAATACATATCCGCATACCCTTATCCCCATCCATGTCGGACGGATATTATAGTCTTTATTGACTTCTATATGCCAATCACGTGACAAGTGCATGATACATAATTGTGTGATGATATGCAGCGCAGTCTTATCTTTGTGCCGGATAATGATATTGTCCACAAATCTTAAATAATGCGGTATGCCCTCATAGACATAGCCTCGGAATACATGTGACAAGTATTGGGGGCCTTTGCAGAGATCCGTATAGTCATCCGCTGTTGCAGTCGCTACTCTGCCTTCGATATATTTTGATGTCCAGAAATCGAGTTTTTCCTTATTCTCTCCGATGTCAAAGAATCTCATGGCCAGCCTATCAAAGCGTGCGAGATAAATCTGACCAAGAATTTGGCTCACCTTAATGCCAAGTGGTGTTCCTTGAGGATAACTGTCGATAACCTTGAAAAGATTTCTCCTGAGCTTCCCAGACTTCACTTTCCGCTCTATCTCTTTTTTGAGAATTCCATGGTCCATCCTTGGGAAATAATGATGAGCATCGAGCGGTACATAATACATATTTTCTTCCTGCTCTTCCTTGAATAGCTCATTCCGAAGTATCCTCACAAATGCGTGCGTACCGAGGCCTGGTTTTACGGCTGGAGCTCTGTATGTAGAGTAATCATACAGCTCCTTCTCGTAGGGCCTGATGGCAATGGCTTCTGCCACATGGTCCTCGATGGGTGCCTTGGCAAGGATTCGCTTTTTCTTCTCAAAAATGATTTTGCGCTTGTAGCCCTTTGGAGTCCATTCCTCGGATGATAAAGATTCAAGAATTGTCTGCAGATTCTTTTCAAGATTCTTATCAAATCTTTCCACATAGTCTCGGTGATGCTTTTGATACGAATATGTATCATAAGCAGCACGCGCATTCTCCATGTTCTCGACCTCGCTGACTTTATCTTTGATTCTTTTCATATTTACTGTAATGGACGGGATCTTGCGGGGTCTTTATTGTTCCGAAATTTCGGCGGGGTCTCGATGGTTTGATTGGAAGTCTGCAAATTCCTTCCGGCACGTATGAGGTTCGCGCTTCCGGCTACTTGTCTCAGTGTCATCTTTCGATATGTTTTCCCAATGGGGAAGGCTCGTCTCCTTTTAATAATTTGTTGAGGAACGCGGACCAGTTCACATTGGCATCACCGACACCATTGTTGCCATTGGCGTACATCGAGCCGGCATTGTCACCATTGTTACCGTTGCCCAACAATTTGACACCACGGAGGCCGCTCCAGGAGAGTCCACCTCTTCCGCAGAAATGCAGAAGTGGGTGCAAAGGTACAGCATAAATATCAGAATTCAAAATGATTCCTGCGGAATTTTGAGCAAAATAATCAAAATTCCTCAGGAATCAAAAAAAATCGACCGCTGCGCGGTACTATACGCCCTTGCAGGGCGGGGCGCTTCGCGCCGGGGTCCCTTGTTCTCTTGATCCCCGTTTCCTGCGCCTCCTTGCCCTCTCGTGCTCTAGTGTTCTTGTTTACTCCGCCAGCACTGGATTCGTGCTGAATGCCTCTGCCCACTCGCAGAGGAACGCGGACCAGGTCACATTGGCACCACCGACACCAAAGTAGCCAACGGCGCACAATGAGCCGGCAAGGTCACCACTGCTACCGTCGCCCAACAATAAGACACCACGGAGGCCGCTCTTAGATCCCGGATTATAATATCCGTCTCCAAAGTACGTTGACTGGCTTCCGCCATCTTCAGACGGCCAAAATGCAAGATGTGACATATTGTATGCCTTCGGGTATTTCCATCCTTCGTTATTATATGGTGCCCTGCTATGCAATACATGCCCATCTAACGAATTCAGATTGAAGAGAGTCTTGCCAACGCTATCATCTATATAGAGACTCTGACTGCCATCTTCGTTACAATTGATGAGCATGTTCTCGCTCATGCACCAGAGCGCTTTATAGTCGTTCTTCAATCCATAGAAGTTCGGAATGGCGCTATACTCTATGTCCTTGGCCGTACCATCTTTATTCGTCGTACTACCTTTGAACGATCCTACTTCCAGTGCATCTCCATCCTCCACAAGCGCATTAAGAGGCAGATAGCCATTATCCCACGGATAATATTCTGAGCATCCAAAGCCAGTTCCACCCTGGTGCAGTCCGTCCGTGGTCAGATTAGCATTGAAGTCGGTCTGTATACTTCTGTTATGGAAGATCAACCGCTTGAGCATACCTGTCACGAAGTTCATCACGCGCTCATTCGCAAACCACAGGTCACCATTCTTGTGCGCGGCAGTCTGCAAAGTAAGGATAGATTTATTAAAAACTGGAACTGTTGCCGTGCCTACGCTCTTCAAAGACTGCGTAGCGCTGTCATATACTGCGTAACCGGCAGCTGAGCGTGAGCCAACAGGAATATAGTAGTTCCAGAAGCCCTTACGCTTGCTGAAAGATATCGTCTCGTAGGTATAACCGGCAAGCTTGTAGTTTTGGTAATAGAACGGTTTGTCCCATCCCCACTGATAATGTCCCATAGTGCCATCGAGGGCTGCTGTCTCTCCAGTCTCCAGCAGCAGGTGCGTCTTGGGCGATAGCTTACGTCGTGAGTGGTCGTTCTGCACCAGATATCCACCGAGATTGAGCAGTGTAGGCAGTTGTCTGAGCATCGAAAGAGAGCCAACGACTTCCGTCTCTGTCTTTGCGTCCTTATATCGGATACCGCACCATTCTGCGCCGGCCTGGCTGACGGCGTCGCTCAGCAGCATACGGCTTGCCTTACCTGTCAGTGAGTCGTAGAGTTCCACATACTGCCCCGCGGTGTCCATACTCGCCAGGTCGAGGTCTCCGATCTGTTTCGCATTATCAAAAGCTTGTATAATAAGCTTCACTTTTGCTTCTTCATCTGTTGTTAATGCCATAATATATTGATTTATGAGTTATACGATTCTGATATTACCATTAGCCTTTCTGAGGGCGCCGGATGCAGATAGCCGCATATAAGGCTGTCTTACTGTAATCTTGATCTTTACATAGAGAGCTGTGTTGTTCGGCGGAATTACATAGAACCAAGTGTCTCCGTCCCCGTTGATGGTCAGTCTTCCTCCCGGGTCCACATCCATAGCGTTGCCACGCGCCCTTTGGAAAATCACGTTCTGCGGGTAGTAGGCTGGTACCAACCTCGCATTGATACTTTGCGGCACTTTGTTACGGATGGAAATATCTGCCGGATAATCGACATACATCTCCTCCGGCTTAAGCACCTCCTTAGCCGCAATTTTCTTGGCAAGAGCTTCCATCTCCGCTATTCTCGTTGTTGCCAAGGCAGCAGCTGATGTTGCAGAGGTAGCAGCAGCTGTGGACGAGTCTGTAGCGGTCTTAGCCGCGTCCACCATCTCCGAGAAGCTTTTCTTTCTTGCAGTCTCGTTGGCTATGCGTTCCGCCTCACTCTTTTTTCTTATCTCCTCAGCCGCTATGGCTGCCACGAGTGCGGTAAGATCCACCCATGTACGCCAGTTCTTTTTGTCTGTGTCTGGATTCGATGTGTTGCCGTCTTTGAGTGACAGGTGTACGCCATTGGCTGTATGGGCGATGTCATGCTCATCATAGCCGGTAATCTCTTCCGTCGCCTGCGTGTCCGGGTCGGTATAAGTGAACTTATACCCGTCCACCCAGTCGCCCTTGTCTGTGAACACGGTTGTTCCGACATAGATATCTGTCTGTTCTGCCATATCCTTATATTTTTATGTAGAGTTTGTTTCTTCTGATCCTCACACGCTCTGCAATCAGCGAACTGTTATCTCGCACATACAGTCTGTTGCGCTTGAAGATGAAGCTAGGGTACATCATTCCGCCTTTGGCTATCTTGTGCGTGTCGACATACGCTTTCGTCGCTTCATCCCATTTCCACCAGTTGCCGTTGTCGCCCTGTATAGTCGGGTGGTCGTTGAGCTCCTTGCTGCGATCTGTTTGCACTTTGCAGGCCGCCGTCTGAGTTTTTGACGTTGCAGCGGCATCATTGGCTGCCTTGGCAGCAGCCTGTGCCGATGCAGCCTGCGCATTGGCAGAGGCAGCGGCATCGTTGGCGGATGCTGTAGCGGAAGTGGCATTGATAGTGACTGTCTTTGCCTTCGCGGCTTCACTGTTGGCAGAGGCAGCGGCATCAAGCGCTGCTTGTTTCTCCTGTGTGATGTCCGTGATGGCGTCCGTCACCTTCTTGGCGGCGGCATTGGCGCTGTTGGCAGCCGTGTCGGCGTTCTGCGATGATGCGTTAGCCTTCGAGGCGGCATCCTTGGCAGCAGCGATCTGCGCATCGCCGTCCTTGGTAAGCAGCTGTAGCGGTGCCACGACCTGCTTACGCACGCCGTTGCCGTCATCGTAGAGGGCTGGCATCGTCTTGATATGATCAATACTCGTTGCCACCTCGCAGTCAAAGATATTCTTCGACTGCTTGGAAAGGTACTTAAAGAAGTATGGTGCAAAGGCTGTAACAAACGCCTGCAGCTCCTCCTCACTTGTGATATTACTTACACCAATCATAAACTAACCATTCTCTATGAAGTCGTATATTTGCCCGTATAGGCCGGCGGCGAATACCCGTCCTGCTACCTCTTTGATGAGTGCTCCTTCTTCTGTAGTAATCTCTATCTCTTTATCTGCTCCAGCCAGTTTGTTCAGCAATTTGTAAGCTTGCAACTTCTTTTCTGGCGTAGCTCCATCGTTGATCCCGACGGAATAGAGCTGCATGGCGATGAGATTACCCATACTCTGTTGTTTTTTGTCTTCACCTATCAGTGGTTTCCCGCTGTAGTTCATTACCGGTCTGTTGAAGTTTCTTTTCATATTCTATTATTTTTAACGGTTTGAAGCGTCTAGGTACCAATTACCATCATACGCGTAAAAATTCAGGACTTCATAATCCGACGCCGAATTAAATTCAGTTTTTGATCCGCTACCGTACCTTATGGCGCCACGATCCGCCTTGAACGTTAAATTGCCATTCCCCACTTTTATGAATTTGTAATGCGTGTTGGGAGGTGTATCTATGGGCAAATGGATTGTTAACGGTGACATGTTCAGCATGTAGAATACTGTCCCGGATAGTGCTTCTTCCCCACCTACCTTGAAACAATCGTTTTCTACCGTTACCCCTGATGCTGAATTCAGTGCATACCATTGTGTTCGCGCTCCATCGACAATGCCGTTATGTAGTTTCGCCGCGATTACACCGACTATACCAATATCCATGTCGAGTCCTACGAAATCACCATAAGCCTCAGAGGGGGCTCCGTGTATTTTAATACCCGTGTATGTCTTCTGCATGTTACCGCCGTTCAACTGCACGTCTATCATATTGTCTGCTTCCGCATCCATATAAATATATTTGCCCGTTTCATCGAATGCCGCATCGTTGGCATATCTTTGCAGATAGATATGCTGTGGGGTAACGGTCACTCCATACCCATCGGCGCCGGCAGACAATGAGTTCTCCGAGATATTCAGTCCACCGATCTTGCCGGTGTTGGCATTGATTGTCCCGCTTACATACGCTTCATTCATGTGGACTTTCCCGTTGGTGTCGACCCAAAACTTATCGTTAATGATGGTCTCACCTTTAAAGATGATCTTGCTCGCACGGAGCTCTATGCTGTCAACCGTCTGCTTAATCAAACTCTCGATGGTGTTCTGTCCCTCCTTGTAGGAAGACGGGACGACATCAGCCAGATCTGTGTTGACGGCAGGCTCCAGCTGTATCTTCTTCGCATAGAAGTAGCCCTTTGTTGCCGTTATGGTTGTCACGGTCTCGGTTATGTCGTATTGCCCGTCTGATCGCTTTGTCCCTGTGTAGTTGCGTGTCACACGCACCCTCCCGCTGTCCTGCGAGACGGTAACGTTGCCGGGGATGCCAGACTGCGTTGAGTAGTTCGTTACGGTCGACGACGTCACCTGTGAGCGATAGCTGCGATTGACGAATTTAAAGCGCGTATATTTCCCTGTGGCCTGGAAGATGATGTAATAGCGTTTTTCGATTCCGTCATCCAGCTTGCGGTACCGCAACATTCTCATGGTTGTATGCGCGGTCTCTTCATCGTCCCTGCTGCTGTAGTTGATCCCCTCAGAGTAGGTATAGGCCCCATCCTTCGATGATGCAGACCCGATCAGCACATAGAAGTCAGATACGCTTTCATCTGATACAAGTGTGCTGAATGATAATATATAATATTTCCCCTTCTCTGTCTTGGCCACTGGCGAGCACAAAGCTGCGAGGCTTGATGAGCTGCTGTTCGAGAAGCTCACGTCACCTATCGGAAAGGCATTTCGCACTACGAACTCTCTTTCATCGACCGTAAAGTCAAGCGTTGCCGTCTCTCGGTCCTGTTCCAACGTCCAGAGCTGCCCTGATCCGGTGCCTACGAGCAGGTTGTCCGAGGCCTCGCCCTTGCCGGCATAGAACACATTGCCATCAGCGGTCGTGAGGATCCCCGCTTCTGTCCATTTGTCACCGATCGGATTTCCATTTTCGTCATAGTATACTCCGATCTGCGTGACACGTGACTGTACCTTCGTAAAGTCGGTATACAGCGTTGAGTATTCCGTCGTCAAGTTCCCTATTTTCGTGTTATGCGCACTGATTTGGCCTTCGGCCGTAGTGAGACGAGAATTCAATTTATTGTATCCATTTGTGTAGTCATTCACATATGTTGTCACGCTGTTGTTCAGCATGTCATAATCCGTACCAAGTTCACTCACCTTCCCGTTGAGCGAGTCGATATTCTTTGCATTGATGCTGATACCGTCTGCGTTGACCGATATGAGCCGGCGTATCTCTTTTTGATCATTAGGATACGTCTGATTGACAAAAGTATCAACGCGATTGTTCACAGCATCGATATTCACGCCCAGCTGTTTGATATTGTTGTTGGCAGTATCAATTTTTGTGCTCAATGCCGAAATTCCGTCTGTGTTCACCTTGATCCGGTTGTCGATAGCCGACTTATCTGCAGGATAAGTGGTGTTGACGAATAAATCTACCTGTGTGTTCAGTGCATCGACTACCAATCCCAGTGATGTGAATTTCCCTGCTATGGCATCATCGTTCTGACCAAGCAATTTTATAGCCTCTGCTGTCTGCTCGATAGAAGTGCTGACAGTGCGTGCCAGATTGCTCAGCGCAGTGTCCGTGATGGCCACAAAGGCAATACGACACTCACCCGTGTAACGGATGACGAAGTTGCCGGTGCCATTCCATTTACCGTTGAAGTTGATTGTTGTCCACTCGCCCGTATAGGGTACGTCTATGGCTCGCACAGACAAGTCATTGGTCTTACCTTCCACATCGGTGCAGTCAGTGAAGCCGATGGTCAGCTGCCCGGCTGTGAGCGCATATATTCGCAGAGACACATAGAGTGTGTCCTGAACATCCTCCATGGCTCCGTCCGTAGCCTTGCGCAGCTCGACAGCATTATTGCCCTTGGCGTCTGTCTTCGTAGAAGTTTGGCCAGTTGGCTTACTGTATTCCTTGTGCGTCTTGGGCGGGTCGATGAGTGCATTCTTTTGGGTCAGCCCACAGTTGAGCACCCTCAGAACCTGGCGCCCCTCCGATCTTTCTATCTCCACCCGGTGATTGCCGCCGGCCGTGGCATGTCCATTGACCATTACCGGCATATTGGTCACAGGGTCCATCCAGAAGGATGTATCGTCCGTGTCGTCGATAGTCCACCCGTCAATGAACGTCTCCTCTCCCACTGCGGTAAGGAACTGACCATTGTGGAGATAGTTGGTATCGTCTGTCAGCTCATATTGCGTCTTGGTGAAGTTGGAAGAGAAGATGTCGGTCAATATTTGAAATTTCGTGTCGATATTCTCACCCGTCCGACGTAGCACCAGGTCGCCGACGGCATAGAGGTTCTGCAGCAGCTCACCGAACCCTTTCAGCTGGCCAAAGCTGGGATGGGTGATACCTTGCAGGTTGCCGAGTCGCCCCTTCAATGCACTATCCGGATCCGTCTTCAGCCCATAGATGATATCCATGTAGGGCGTTTTTGGCCCCACCGTCGTGATGCTGACGATGCCCTTGCGGTCTTCATCCGTAAGGTTGTCGACACGTACGAAGGTATCCTTCTTTTTGATGAGCTTCTCCGGAGTGGCGTCTTCCATGGATGACGTGAAGTTGCGAAACTTCACCCAGGCCAGCATGTTCTCACCTGTCCCCTCGGAGCCCACCTCCGTCACGATGAGCTCATAGTGCTTGGTGACGTAGTGGTCATTGGCGGCCGATGGAGAGCCGTTGTATTGCTGCACCATGATGACATCATCATGGCGGAAGGGGTTGTACATCCGGCCTTCCTTGGTGTCGAGATACACCTTCCCACTCTCCGCGTCATAGTGGTCGACCTCCAGCATTCCGGTGAAGATGCGGTTGTCATTCTCTCCGAGCAGCTGCGAAATAATCATCTCATACACGCGCATGGTTCCGCGCACGATCAGATTGTCTAGCTCGGCCGTGTAGCGCTGTTCTGTCTTCCCAGCGGCATTTGGCACGGCCTCTCCCCACAGTCTCCAGCCGAATCCACCGAGGAAGCCCGACTGATACTTAGGAGAGGACAGATCCCCGCCAAATACGCTGTTGCCCTCTACGAGCAACGAGCCTACCGTGGCCTTTGCCCAGGCTACGATCTGGTCGACGCAGAGCTTGTACTTTCCCGTCAGTGTGTCAACGACGGCAATGGCAAATCCAGTTTTCTGCTTCTCTGAGAAATAAGGCGAGGCAATAGTGTTGGCGATGATGTTGCCGTCCTTATCAAACTGAAAGATATCATCGATCTTGATACCTTTCAGGAAGGTGATAAGGCCCTTGGACACGTCATCTTTCTCCTTCGAGAGATACCCATTCGAGATATCTGCCAGCGCAGTCTCCACGCTCGCGGCCACATACTTGAAGATCTCCATCATCGTGCTGCCCACCCGCTTTGCGGTGTTGGCAGCCTCACGACGCTCATCACGTATCTGCTCGATGTGCTTCTCTATGTCTTTCGCCTCTAAACTCATATCGCAAATTTACGTTATCTTGCCTTGCTTTGAAAATACGTATTTACAGGTTCCGCAGCGCGTTCGTCTCCTCCTTGATGGTAGAGAACAGCCCGCTCACCACGTTCGAAAGCGTGCCCATGTACGCCTCGCCGTAGAGACCACGCTCCACGTCGCCGAGGACATAGATGGACCGCAGATACTTCCTCGCGAACCAGTCGCGCTTCTCACGCGGCTTACCCGTCGTCATGTGTTTCGTGCTCCACCGCGGGCCACGGCTCCGGGGCTTGTCAAGACGGGCCGCCTTGCGCAGCGACGGGTCGAGGATGTCGAGGTCACCGCCATTCCCCTTGTTGTAGCCATTACCCACGCCGGCGGCCACATAGATGCCATACTTCATGAACTCATGTGCGATGGTCACCTGCTCACCCATGCTCAGGCTGCCCGTGATATCGTTGTACAGTTTCATGGTGTCCACGATGCCGAGGCGCATGATCTGATCACGCCAGATGGTAATCATCATCTCCATCCAGTCCTTCTCCCACTTCCGGATGTCGTCCTCTGTCACCGGACGTTGTATCTTACGCTCAGCCATTCCACTCCTCCTTGTTGTACTCCAAATCTATCGGCTCACGGGTGTAGAGCGTGAAATACAGTCCTGTCATGCCGGAGAGGTAGTATCGTCCAAGCTCAGAGTTGGGAATGGACTGAGTCTCGAACTGCACCATCTGTTCATCATAGGTGTATTTGTCACGTATGATTCTGGTGACGAACTGCTTGAAGACCTCACGGCAGAGGTCGAGCTGCTTTTGCCGGTCTTCCATATCGGGATAGTTGTAGGCCGAGAGGATCATCACGGTGAAAGCGCGTCTTTTCGTGAAGGCATACTCGCCGTCATCGGATGAGATGTTCTCGGTGTTGGTGTCTGTAATAGCGATGAAACGGTCATTTTCGCGGTATTCCTCCAACAAACCCTCCAGATTGTCGGTGTTGCTGATCACCACCGGCTTGAATTTCTCCTGCTGGCAGAGCTTATTCATCTCTGTCATCCTGGTAAAGTATTTGATAGCGTCGAACATGGTCTACTTGTTTTTTTGCATGATACGTTTCAATTCCTCGCTCTCGCGTGCCTGAGCATCCAGCTCGGTAAGCGCACGCAGGGTTGTGGTCTTGTTGAGTATATATTCCTCCTTGGTGACATCGCCCTTGGTCAACAGGCGGATTTGCGCGTCGGTATATTCCCGCAGCACGTCTTGTGTGATCTCCTCACCCTCGCCCGTTCGGCGGAAGAAATGTGGAAAAAGCTGCCCGAAATAGTCTTTAACGGCCGTCCACCACATAGCAACGGAAACATAGTCGAACTGCGTATTGACCATTTTCCCGCCGTCGGGAACATGGTAGAGGGTGTCCAGCATCGGGCTGAGCTTTGTCCAGTCGTGCGACAGCATCCACGCCTGGTAATAGTTCTCGCAGACAAGGTACTCGCCGAACACCAGGTCGCGCAAATCGAAGCTGACGGCCTCACAGTGGTGGAGCACGGCCAAACGGCAGCGCATCTCATTGGGTCTTTTCACCCATTCCACCGTGTCGGCCATCATCGGCAGGAACTCGGGATTGAGCAAGAAAGTCTCACCAGTGGACACACGGTAACAGAGTATTCCGTCTTTTGTCTCGCTGTCAACGCGGCACCCCATGAAATGGAACAGTGCCGCCATGGTAATCATCTGCATCATGTCCTCACGCCCGTCGTAGATATTATACAGGCTGATAACATAGCGCAGCTGTCCTTGCGTAAGCTCCTGCCACCCTTTCGGTATGCGGAACTCCATCTGCTTAGTTAACAAAGAAGAACGTCGGGTCTTCCGGCTGGTTTTCGTATCTGTCTCCATGGATTGAAGCATATAGTTTGGATTGTTTGTATTCCGGCAGCATATCGGCATACCTTTCCATGTAGTCACGCAGTTCCCATTGCGCTGGCACCATGCAAGGCTTCCCGGCTTCCATATCACCGATGCTGCGGGCGATATAGTTCACCGCACTTTGGTAGATGCCGATGTCTGCATTTGTCATTTTGCCGGTACGCAGTCGGCAAAGCAGCGCATCGTAGTACTCCTGTGAGATTTCCCGTCTGACCATCTGCTCGGCCGTGGCGCGGTACTGGCACACCCGCCGCCAGTTCTCGGCCATGGACAGGTTCCTGTCGATTGGCCCGTACTCGTTTATTTGGAACGGATCGTAGTATAGACACCGGATCGCATTCTTACCCGCCACAGAGTCTCCCCATTTGTCTGTTTTCACAAGCACTGCCAGCAGCGCCGAGATGCTCATGAGCGACTGCCATTCCATTTCGTCACGCAGGGCCTTGACGCGTGTCTGAGAGGCCGGAGCCGTGTCGTTTGTCGAGACGACGCCAAAGCCCGTGCCCGTCAACACCAAATCCAACGATGGAATGGCCCGAAAAAAGGCATGGATGCACACAAACTGCAGGATACCGCCTTTCATGTCCTCAGCATCCATCAGAGTGGTGGTGCCCTTGAAGAGCAGATCCTGAAGATGCTGATAAGAGCGGCTGAAATACGGCACCATGCGGTTGAAGACGCTCGTATTGCGCTCCGGCATTTTTGCCGCGGGCACATACTGCTCAAAAATCTCTTTGGTAATTTCTTTCGTTACGTCCATGGTTACTTTTCTTCGTTAGGGTTGTTGTCTCCGCCATTCATTGTTGTCTGCTTGGCGTCGGTGTTTTTATCGAGTGTGGTAAGGAGTATCATCGGCACGTCGGGATAGACCTTCTGCTCCCATCCGTTGAAGAGGATGGCCACCTGATGGGGCAGGAGCAGCAGGTCGTGCGTCATCGTCTCCAGAGCCTGCTTCATCGTGAAGAGCTCCCGTTTGTCCGAGCCACTGTTGTTCATCTGACTCTTTCCCGGATTGGCACCTGCCAGATTCGGGTGCACGTTGTCGTCGTAGCAGAGCATGTTGCTCACCTCCGCAATGTCATCGTTGTACTCGTTGCCGGCCTTCGACGTGTCCACAAGGTTGATCTTCAGATTGTGTCTTTCCTTCCCGTCAACGGACGTGGTGAAGTCACTCCATACCATTTTGTCGCTGTTCTCTGAGCCTGAAAGACATTTCTTGATTTTCTCAAGGAATGTTTTCTTCATCTCCTGATATTCCTGAGTGCCCTCGCTGATGCCCATGGTATGTGCTCGGCTCGCCCAAAACTCCTGTGACACCTCTACATGGTAGCGGATGTTTGAGCCGTTCTTCAGCTTGGCCAGCTTGGCGGCAGTGAGCTGACCGTAGATGTTGTACCAGCCGTCCCGGAGCACGCCCGTCCAGTAGGGCGTCGGGTACAGACGGCAGTTAGGTGTCGGCATACGCGTGACGATGGCATACTTGTGACTTTTGGTTGAGTCCGTGCGGAAAACGCCCAATTTATCGCGCTCCTTACCCGTGCGGGCGAGCAGGTCGCCAACGGGATCGTCCTCGTCGAGCAGCGGTATCACCTCGATATCCTCGGGCTGCTGGTTATCGTCCCAGTCGGCAAAGAAGATGTTGTTGACCTTCCCGTCCTCGTCCGGCAGCTCAAAGCGCACGTTGCAAGCGTCCTTGTGCACCAGCCGCACGATCTTCTTCCGGTCGCGGTTGAGGATGACCACAGTCACGGCAAAGGCAAAATACTTCATGTCGACGATCTGCTCCGCAAAGAACTTCTTGACATTGTTGCGGATCATCCAGCGCCTTATCTCCGGATCCATGGTCGGCTTGGGCTCTTTGTCCTGACGTGTCGACGCGTCCATGTACTCCACCCCGCGGCCGTAGCACGTCAGCAGGTTGAAGTACTTGTTTTGCATCATCACCGAATTCTTCTCCACAAGCTCTGTGAGCCGGTAGGGGATCTGGTTCGACGCCCCATAAAGGACAATCTGATAATTTCGGTTGCCGACCGATATGGCCGTGGTGTACTGCTTCTCCTTCTGCGTGTAGATATCCTTCGATTCGACCGGACTCACACGGTTCACCGGAATGTCGAGTACATCGGGTGCTAATGTAATTTTTTCCATGTCTCTATATATATACTGGGTGCCCGTTCACGTAGAACAGCAGCACGTCGATGATTTTCCTTACCTCGCCGTTCTCGTTGTTGCGGTAGTTATGCGTACGGCCTACCGAGTTGCCGGAGGTCACCGTCCAGCCCTTCATCACGATCTTATGGCCGTCCTTGGCCAGTGCCACGATGCTCACCGCCTCATGCTTCTCGGCGCATTCGTCGAGATACGCCTTTGCCTCCTGCAGGCTGATGGGTTTGAGAACTTTTTCCATGTTTCTGCCTCCTTTACTCAAATGTGTAATCAAAAGTTCCATCGAAGACACGCAGACGCTTGGTCTCGGTGTCGATGACATTGTGCAGCTTCTGTGCATACATCCACGTGAACTCATACGACGGCATATTGTCGTCCTCGTTGGTAACCTCATCCTTGACATCCGAGACGACGACCTCCTTGCCCATCTTGCCGCCGGTATATAGGTAAACCTGCTGAGAGCGGAAGAGCTCATCCGCCCACTCGGCCATGGCATAGTTCAAGGAGCCGGTATTGGCGGTCAACTGGCGTTGTTCCTGAATGGCATAGTTGCGGGTCTTATCACCCACCACAGCCGTGGAATAGGTGAACTTGCTCGACTTCTTGTGCGTACCGGTACAGTGGATATACTCCCAACAGCCAAAGGAGTTGAGGAAGGCCAGGGACGGGGCTGGTGGAACTTTATCCACCACCAGCTCATAGGGCTGTTTCCGCTCTCCTGACTTGCAGACGTAGCCCACGAGGCGGGCTCCATCATCGGCATTGACGGCTGCCAAGATCTTCGATGGCGACACATCATAATCCTGCACCTTGCCCGTCGTGTTGACAGGTGCCAAAGTGCCTGACATCTCTTTGAGCGAGCCATCAGCGGTCACAAAGCAGGCCGATACAGTCAGATCGCCCGCATCGTAGGCACTCAGGCTCTCTTTGCGCCCCATGGCGGTTACTTTCGTGCCCATGAGGATGTTAAGGAAGTGCCGCTGGCAGAACGTGGCGGCGTCTATCTGAGGGTCGACATTGCCGAAGAGCACGGTGCCAAGATCCACGTCCAGGGCAGCGGCCTGCACACCAGAGGACGTGATGTCATAGACGGATGCAGTGGCTGTCACTGAACCATACTGGCGCGCGTAGGGCTCGCAGAGATCTCCGGGATGGTAGATGGTCACGGAGCTGCTCTCATCGGGGTAATACACCTCGTTGAGCACCTCATGCGTGCCATAGGCCGAGTTCACTTTGATGGCCACACGCACTTGCGCAGACGGGCTCTTGAGCACGAGATTCTCCATCGTGCCCGTGAAGCTCAGCGAACCGGGTTTACTGATGACCGTCGACATAGGCTACTCATTGATACCGCACCAGTCCTTTGCGATGACCTTCGCCTGCTCGCACCAGGCGTTGAACTCGCTGAATTCGGTGTTATTGGCGCTGTCGCTGCCGTCGTCGCCATTGATCTTATGGCGGACGATGCTCAGCTCCTCACTCTCGCTGTACTTCGACCGGATGATGGCATTGGCCACATCGTGATAGTTGGTCATGTCCTCGCACGGCATGATGGTGCCGCCGTCTTTCTCCGTGCCTTCATAGCAGTAGGCCTTGCGTGGTTCCGGGGCTGTGTCGCCCTCATAGTGTTCTGGGACGTAGTCATCGACCACTGTCTCATTTAGATATCCGATGATGTGCTCGTTGTCATACTGTAGCATCGTGCGGCGGGATTCATAATAAGCTTTATACATAAGTCTATCTTTTTAGATGTTTCATCGGCAAAGATAACGCACGTACACATTAAATGAAAATACGCAAAAAGGCGCACACGTCTCACGACGCATGCGCCCTCAAAAATGTGCTATATGATTTTGAACTGTTCTAATCTATTACCCACACCAAGCGGTCATCGACCCTTTCAAGGCGGTAGCCGTGTGAGCTCATGTAGTCAAAGACCTGTGCCGTCGTGACTTTGAGCGTCTCACGCACGTTGGCAGCGATCTCCTCCGACGTGAACCGCCCGCTGTCGCTCTCATCTTGGAAATATGCATCGAGTATCTTTTCCGCTTCCGAGTCCAATGCCTCGTCCTGCTTACGTTTGGGTACATTCTCGCCAAAGTTGAAATACTTAGCCATTCTTCACCTCCTTTTCTTTTGCTTTGTTCAACACTTCACGCAGCTTGGCATCACTGATGTCCCGCATCACGTGCTCTTTCCCTTCGTCGTCGACCAGCACCACCAGATACGACGGATAGTAACTGTCCACCACCAGCAACTCGATGGCGTTCACGTCCTGAGCAACATGCTCTTGCAGATTCCACTTACTCATGATTGCCTCCTTTCGTGGCCAGCAAATCGTAGAAGCTTACACTGGCATCTATTCTAATCAAGTATATACTGCAGATAGGACGGGCACCTCTACCGTCGTATGAATACACCTCGAACCCCATGCATCTGTGGCCGTTCAAGTCGCACCATTCATCATGGAAGTCAACTTGAATAGCGCCCTTGCCACGGCTTTCGGCATTGATGGACTCAGCAAGCTCTCTCAGATAGACTTTCATCATGGCCAATTTGGAGATGTTCATCTTAGAGCCATCAAAAGCACTCACCTGTTCCTTGAACATCCTGGCAGGCTTGGTGGATGCACTGTACTCACGAATGACGACGACAAACTCTTTTCCATCGCTTGCCTCTACTAATAGCCTATACTTAGCTTTCATGCCTCGCCTCCTTTCTCCTCTGAATTCTTCATGTTGAGCTTTACAGCCTCTACATGGAGAAATTTGTCGGCTACCACAGCGGCCTTTATGAGTTTGTTTAGCTGCTTATTGGTGGCCATAGCTAAGATCAGCATCTTCAGCACGGCAAGTCCGTTTCCTTCCGTGTGTACTTCCATGCCTACGATGTCTGTGCCGAGAACTTCGGAAACCTCCACGTGGAGCATTGTGCCCTTTTTGAGTTCCGCGTTTATCACCTTTTTCATGCCACGCTCAGTGCGGCGGCCAATGCGGCAACGGGTGCCGTCTCGATAGCCACGGCTGCCACAAGCATGGCCACGGTAACCAGGTTCACACGGATGGCCACACGCCGTGTCACCTCGAATTCGGCGATACGGCTGTAGAACGCACTCTTTGTGTCGAGCCACTCGTTGATTGCTCTGCCCGTACTTCTCATCCTCTCTCGGAGGCTCACCGGCTGACGGACCTCAGACGCGGTGAAGTTGATTGTTGCTTGCTGCATA